TATGAGTATACTTATTGCAGGCATTACCCTGCTAACAAATAAATGCTTGTAGGTTTTACCCTGCAAGCTATGTTATATCTATCATTAACCTTTTATATTTTAGTTGCTATCAGCTTGGTTATCGACTTCACAACTTTTTTAACCGTGATTTAATCGGTTAAGATTTTTTATTGACCGTCAACTACTACCTTGTAAACACTCACACCCTGGAATATAAGCTGAAGGGTTCGCACTTGAGCCTTATGTCTTTTCTGACATCTTCCTCCCATTACTGGCAGGGTAAAGGCACACCATTTTTATGATGCGAAGATTGTTAATCTTCGGGCTTATGCACCTATTTCAAAGTGCAATTTGAGCCGTCCTCATAAGGTTTTTGGGATAACCTATAAACCCATTATTTAATTTGTATATGGTAAAACTCATTGAGTGACTACCATAGAATCCTATATCCTGCTATAGTCTTTTGTATATATTCCAGGGAATAAATACAGTCCCTATATAAGAAATATAAAATTGTTTTTTCCTATGGGATTTACTAACTCACCGAATTGTGATAAAATAGACTTGTTCAGGGACTATTTACACAATTACTTGTAATTAGTCGGCTATATATTCAAGATATTCTTGTTCAGTCGCAAAAAGCATATAACTTTTTGTGGCTGAAATATAGCCATAATACCCATTGGGTACAGTATACCCTTTTGTACTATTCATTTTTCAAATACAGCACCTCCTATTCTGGTTTTAACGACTTATTCCTTGTCAAGCTATTGTTTTATTGTGATTGTAGTATATCACAATGTATTGTGTTTGTCAATATGTTGTGTTAAGTTTTCCCGACCTTGCGAGGAAGGTTCGTTTTACGGTACTT